TAAAAGTCGATAAACAAGATGCTCAAGATAGAATCTACATGCACGTTACAGGAACTGGTGGAGGGACTACCGTCTTTGCAGGTACTGATATCTTGTCTGAGTCTGGTATTGCATCAGGTTACCAATCATACAGTGGGTCTTTCGATTTCAGTGGCGTTTTAAGTAAAGTCACTATTGAGATAGGTGGTCGTGATATTAATCTTGCTGTCGGTCCGATGTTTGACGACGTATCGGTCAATGTCTTTTACAACGTCATCTCTACAATTATTGAACAACAAATCACTACAGTAGAGGAAATAGTTTATTTAAATCTTACTGACCCTACACAAGTTGAATTAATTGAAGAGATTATTGAATACAACGATATTAAAATTGATGATTCTGGTGAGATTGAGTTCACACCTATCGAAACAGTACAAGAAGAAATAACTTACGAAAGTGTTGAGATTGAGATCGCAGAATTAAAGCTTGATATACCAGAACCTGAAGCTGAGATTGTTCAAGTTGAAACTGAAGTAGAGGCTGAAATTCAAATGGAAATGGAAGAAGTTGAAGTAGTTGAACCTGAGCCAGAGGAGACTACCGAAGAACCTCAAGAAGAGTCACCAGAATCAGAACCAACGCAACCACAAAAACCACAAAAAGAAGAAGATTCAAAAGAAACGGTAGAAGAAGAGAAATCATCAGAGCCTAAGGTATCAGAGAAAGAGAAAGCTGCTACTAAAATAGTCAAAAAAATTGATGATAAGGCCAGATACGACGATGCTGCCCAGACTAAAACTTTAATCGTGATGCAGATTCTTGGTAATACGAAGACTTTCTTTGATGCACAATCGACAATAGTTGATACGAACGTTAATGAATATTTAAACAAGACAATTGAAGATCAGTATGGTATGTTGTTTGACATGGCACAGGAAAATACTATCCAGGAGATGATTAATGCCCAGTATTGAGTATGCGGGACTAAAGGTATCTGGAGGCAAAGTCTTTGCTATCCTTACCTTATTAGGTGCATTAGGATCAGGTGCATGGGCCACTTTTACTTTTTATCAAGATTATCTTAATATGAAGGATAAGATTTTGACCTATACTGAGCCAGATCTTTCTGGTTTTGATAAGAAGATCGCACTTGTGGAAAGTGAAACAAACGCACAAATGGAAATTGTTTTACAAAAGGTTGATGGTTTGAAGAGTGAGCTTGATATAGTTTTAGAAGAAATAAATCTAATAAGTCAGGTTAGTCGTGAACTTAAAGACGACCTTAAAACGGATCTTCGCAATATGGAGCAGGACGTCCGTCACGTTACCGAAATCGTGAATGACGTGGAAGATAGACAAAAAGAAGACACTAGAGAGATACTTGATGAGCTCAAATTGATAGAAGAAAACCTTGAATTAAGTGTTGACAAAGCTTTAAATAATCCTTTAAGTGGTATGAGCGCAACATCAAAATGAAACTAGATATCAAAACAATACTGCCTTATGTAGTCTTAGTAGCCACCATAGGTATGACCTGGGGTATGTGGTCAGAACGTCTTAATGCTGTTGAGAAAAAAGCAGATAGTGTTGCAAAAATGCAACAAGATATTGCTGTCATCAAAGAAAAAATTCTTCAAATGGACGATAGAGTCATGTGGATTGAAGAGTTTTTAATTAAAACAATTGATTATTAATGGCTATATCTAGAGCTCAAATACCAAAACAAATTTCAAAACCAGGTAAAAAGAAAAAAATAAAAAAGGTAATTAAAGCCTTGAAAAAAGCTTCCAAAGCTCATGCGGGGCAAGCAAAAACTTTGAAAGGAATTATTAGTGGCGGACCCAAAAGTAGGAACAGGAAAAAAACCTAAAGGTTCTGGTAGAAGGTTATATACCGATGAGAATCCAAAAGACACTGTCAGTATTAAATTTGCAACTAAGTCTGACGCTAAGAACACGGTTGCGAAAGTTAAAAAGATTAAAAAACCGTTTGCGAGGAAAATTCAAATCCTTACTGTGGGGGAACAAAGGGCAAAAGTAATGGGTAAAAATGAAATTGCCAGTATATTTAAAAAAGGTAAAGAGAGTATTAGGAAGTCACGAAAGACCTAGTGTATCGTAGGCATTTCAAAATCAAACTCTACAATAACCGTTAAATCTTCGGCTTCTGTTTTTGGATTATTCATGATATAAAAATATACGAAAGGAAAAATAATGGAAGAATTTAATGTAGTCTATAAACTACAACGATACTTAAAACAAGCTATTGAGGACTGTAAAGATACTGTCATGTCAGGTGTTGACAGTCATGAAAAATATCAATATCTTGTGGGAAAAGTTCAAGCATTTGAACAAACGTTACAGGAAATCTCTAACCTGCTAGATAATAAGGAGCGAAACGATGACTGATGTAAAACTTGCACTGCAAGAAAAATATAAAGAAGAAGCTAAAAAAGAAGCTGAGGAAGATAAGAAAAAAGTTAGAGCGGAAAACCTCTCTGAAGAATTATTAGCAAAACTTCCCAACCCTTCTGGTTGGAGAATATTAGTATTACCTTTTGAACCTAGAGATAAAACAAAAGGCGGTATTATCATTGCTCAAGAATCATTAGACAAATTACGCATAGCCACGAACTGCGGTTATGTAATCAAGGTTGGACCATTGGCCTACAAGGACGAAGAAAAGTTCTATACCGGCCCTTGGTGCAAAAAAGGTGATTGGGTTATTTTTGCCCGATACGCCGGATCACGGCTCCCGATTGAAGGTGGAGAAGTGCGACTACTGAACGATGATGAAGTCTTAGGGACCATTAGTAACCCTGAAGATATTCTACATCATATTTAAACATAGGAGAAAACTATGCCCGAAGAACTAAGAAAAGAAGAACCGATGATTGATGTCGGTGAAACCGATGGAGCAGAAATCGATTTAGAAAAAGATCATTCTGCACCAGAACCAAAAGAAGAACTACACGTTGAGGAATCAACGGATTCGGGGGAAGAAACAAAAACTGAAGAAGAAACAAAAGAAGAGGCACCACAGAAAGAAGAATTGGAACAATATAGCGAGGGTGTCAAAAAGAGAATTGCCAAGCTAACACGTAAAATGCGTGAAGCAGAACGTCAGAAAGAAGAAGCGATTACGTATGCGAAATCTATAGCGGATCAACAAAAGAAACTACAAGATAGATATCAAAGTCTAGATACAAACTATGTGTCTGAGTTTGAAAATCGAGTGAAATCAAGCCTGGAAGCAGCTAAGGGAAAACTGAAAACAGCGATTGATGCACAAGATGTTGATGCTCAAATAGCCGCACAAACAGAAATAGCAGCTCTGACAATGGATGCCGCTAGACTTAATCAAGTAAAATCTAAAAAACCAGAGGCACCAAAACAGGCAGAACAGCCTGTATCACAGCAACAAGGATACATGAATGCAGGAGAATTAAAACAAGCCGCGCAACAAATGGACCCAAAAGCAGAAGAATGGGCTTCTAAAAACACTTGGTTTGGTACAGATAGTGCGATGACATATACCGCATTTGACATACATAAAAAACTGACGGAAGAAGAGGGATATGATCCTTCTAGTGAGGAATATTATCAAGAAGTGGATAAAAGAATTAGACTTGAATTTCCTCATAAATTTGGTACAACAGAAAATACTACACCAGAGAAACCTTCTCAAACTGTAGCATCAGCCAAACGTCCAGGTATGGTAGGACGCCGTAAAACTGTGAAGCTCACACCATCACAGGTCGCAATAGCTAAACGATTAGGTGTGCCACTTGAAGAATATGCGAAACAATTAGTCGCGAAGGAGGCATAAGCATATGGAAAACGAAACAAAAATAAACAAAACTTCCCGCGCGAGTCAAACTCGAGAGAAAGACTCTCGACCTAAAGTTTGGACTCCTCCATCATCTTTAGATGCACCCCCTGCTCCAACAGGATACAGACACCGTTGGATAAGAGCTGAAAGTATGGGCTCTGATGATACTAAAAATATCATGGGTAAATTAAGATCTGGATGGGAATTGGTTAGAGCCGATGAATATCCGGAAGATGATTTTCCTTCCGTACAAGATGGCAAACATGCTGGGGTAATCGGAGTTGGTGGCCTATTGCTGGCTAGGATACCGGAAGAGCTCGCGCAATCTCGAGAACAATACTTTGATAACAAAGTGACAGATCGAGAACAAGCAGTTGAAAACGACCTCATGAAGGAGCAGCACAATGCGATGCCAATCAATCAAGAGAGGCAGAGCCGTGTAACTTTTGGTGGCTCCAAGAAGAACTAATCTTTTAGTTATTCCGAACCATCAACTAAACTAACAAAGGAGTAAATACAAATGGCAAATAAAGACAGTGCATTTGGTTTAAGACCTGTTGGTAAGGTTGGACAAAACGCAGATAACGGCGGTATGTCTGAATATCAGATTGCTGATAACGAAGCATCTTCGATATTTCAGGGCGACCCTGTAATACCACAAGCCTCTAACACAGGCTTCATCGACGTGGCAGCTGCTGGTGATACACTACTTGGTGTATTTTGGGGTGTAAATTATACTGACCCTACAACTGGAAAACCAACATTCAGAAACCACTACACACAAACAAATATCACTTCCGGTGATATTGACGCTTTCGTATATGACGATCCATACGAGAGATTTGAAGTACAAGGAGACGGTGCTTCAGCAAGAACTGATATATTTAAAGTAGCTGATATCGTGTACGCTGCTGGTTCAACAGTAAATGGAACATCCAATGTTGAATTAGACGTATCTGATTTAGCTGCAACAGACGGCCAATTAAGAGTCGTCGGTATATCTACTGACCCAGATAACAGCGAAATAGGCTCAGATAACATAAACTATATCGTTTCAATTAACGAGCATACGCTCAAGCAGGAATTATAGGAGTAATTAAATATGGCTATATCACGTAATCAACTCGTTAAAGAGTTAGAGCCAGGTTTGAATGCACTATTCGGCTTGGAATATAATCGTTATGAGAACCAGCATGAAGAAATCTTCACTAAAGAAACTTCAGACAGAGCTTTCGAAGAGGAAGTAATGTTAAGTGGCTTTGGCAATGCTGGAGTTAAACCGGAAGGTTCTGCAGTTACATTTGATAATGCGCAGGAAACCTACACATCTAGATATCAACACGAAACTGTTGCATTAGCATTCTCAATCACTGAGGAAGCTATTGAAGATAATCTGTATGACAGACTGTCAAGCAGATACACAAAAGCTCTAGCACGTTCAATGGCTAATACAAAGCAGATCAAAGCTGCTAACGTATTAAACAGAGCTTTTAACTCTTCTTTCACAGGTGGTGATGGTAAGGAGCTTTGTGCTACTGACCACCCAACTATCTTTGGAACAGTAAGCAACGAGTTGGCAACAGCTGCGGACTTAAACGAAACTTCTGTTGAGCAAGCATTAATCGATATTGCTGCTTTCACAGATGAAAGAGGATTAAAGATCGCTGCTAGAGGTGTGAAAATGATCATTCCGTCTGACCTACAGTTCACAGCGGAAAGAATCATGAACTCTGCTAACAGAGTTGGAACTGCTGACAATGATATCAATGCAGTAAAGAGCATGGGTATGATCCCACAAGGTTATGTAGTGAACAACTATTTAACTGATACTGATGCATTCTTTATCATTACAGACGTTCCTAACGGTCTAAAATACTTTGAAAGATCACCAATCAAAACTTCAATGGAAGGTGATTTTGATACCGGTAACGTAAGATACAAAGCAAGAGAGAGATACTCTTTCGGCTTCTCTGACTTCAGAGGTATCTTTGGTTCACCAGGTGCATAATAAGTAACCTTATAACAACTTTTAAAAGGGGCCTTATGGCCCCTTTTTTTATGGGAAAATCAATTGACTTTATGGGAAAATAATGTACAAAATAAAAGCGGATAATATAGACAAGGAGTTATATTATGACCGCAATATCACAATCTCTAATCGCTGAGAAAATCAAGCTCGAATCTCAGTGGAATTCTCAATACTTAAATTCTGGAAAAGAGACTCTTGAAATGAAATCCATTGAAGAGAGAATCAAAAGAATTTTAGCTAAGTTGAGATGGAGAAACCAAGATTACGATAGTCATTTATTTTTTAAATAGACTTGCTCTCTTTTTAAAAGAGGTTTATATTTAACCTTCTAGGAAAATAACATTGTGTAGACTGACCTAGCAGACGCACGTAGAGACTACACAAATTTTACTACGGAGGTAAAAATGGCAACAACCACATTTCAAGGTCCGGTAATATCAAAGAATGGTTTCTTTAATACAGGACCCGGTAATGTAGTAACAGCAAACTCAAGCGTTAGCTTAACAACAGCTAGCCACGCAGGAAGAATTGTTTACAACTCTTCTGCTGATGCTGTGACTTACACATTACCCGCAACAAACGCAAACTCTGATTCTGCTGTTGCAGGACCAGGAGCAGACTTAAACAATCTAAGCAACGTCGGCGCTACTATCGAAATTTTTGCAGATATTACAAAGACAGGTAACTTAGTTGTGCAAGTTGCAAACGCAACTGACGTCATGGTAGGAAGTGCATTATTTATTGATGATTCATCTGACAACGTCGTTGGTTTTGAAACAGCTTCAACATCAGATACTATTACATTGAATGGTAGTACAACTGGTGGTGTAACTTACTCAAAGATTGTTTGTACAGTTCTTGCTTCAGGTAAATGGAAAGTATCTGTTGATTCCGGATGTACCGGAACACCAGCAACACCATTTAGTGCTGCGGTAAGTTAATAATTAATTAGGAGCTCTCTTCGAGAGCTCCTACAAAGGAGAAAAAAATGGCAAGTAAAGGTGACGTAAAAGCCGTTAGAGTTACAGCAACAGGAGCAGTCTTCGCAGGTCGAACTAGACTTAGAGGAATTATTTTAGCATCTGACGGTGGTGGAGCAGGAACAATTATTCTGCAAGACAACACAGATAGCACAACTTTATTTCAGGCTGACGTTCCTAACGGTGATGTGTTTTCAACAAACATTCCAGAAGATGGAGTATTGTTTCCTGGTGGAATGAAAGTTTCTACAATCACAAATATAGACGCAGCTACCATATTCATCGATAAGTAAGGTTAACAATGGCTACATCAGGTACTACTTCTTTTGACCTTGACATAGATGAAATAATTCAAGAGGCATATGAACGTTGCGGTGTAACTGCAAGAACGGGATATGGTTTAAAAAGCGCTAGACGTTCTTTAAATATACTCTTTTCTGAATGGGGTAATAGGGGCCTACATTTATGGAAAGTAGCTTTGGCTTCTGTGCCTCTTGTAGAAGGTCAAGCAGAATATAACTATGCTAGTGATAATACTAATTTTCCCAATGATATTAATGAAGTATTAGAAGCTTACGTTAGAAATAATTCTACAGCCACAGCACCTGTTGATACACCAATTTCCAAAATAGATCGTTCTGCATATTCTGCGATTGCTAATAAATTATCTAAAGGAACTCCTAGTCAATACTATGTAGACCGAACAACAACACCAAGTATTTTTTTATATCAAACACCTAGTAGTTCTTTTTCAGGCTCTAGTTATTTATTGAAATTTTATTATCTTAAAAGAATTCAAGATGTAGGAGCATATACAAACCAAGGGGATGTTGTTTATCGATTTATTCCCTGTATGTGTGCCGGATTAGCTTATTATTTAAGTTTAAAAATAGCTCCGGAAAGAACACAAAATTTAAAATTATTATATGAAGATGAACTATCAAGAGCTTTAACAGAAGACAGTTCTTCGACTAGCACTTATCTAACACCAAAGGTATACTTTCCAACACTATGAGTAGTTTCGCAAGAGGTAAATACGCAAAAGCAATATCTGACAGAAGTGGTATGGCTTTTCCTTACAATGAAATGGTTAAAGAATGGAATGGTTCTTTGGTTCACATTTCAGAGTTTGAAGCAAAGCAACCACAGTTGGAATTAAAAGCAGACTTAGCAGACGGCGAAGCATTGATGAACTCCAGAACAGATAGAACAGAACCAAGTGTTCCTGTGTTATTAGACTTTAATGCTTTCAAAACAGGCAGTGCAAGTTCATCAACCATTACAGTGACAGAAACAAATCATGGAAGATCTACAGGAGATACTGTTTGTTTTAGGGATGTAACAACTTTTGATGGCATCACTGCAACAAATTTAAATAAAGCTGCAGGATACTCTATAACTAAAATTGATGCAGACAGTTATAGCTTTAGTGTCGATACAGATACAGCTACAACAGGAAATACTAACGGAGGAGGCGGAAGCGCGTCAGCAGGACCGGTAACAATTACACCATGAGTAAAACATTAAGTGATTTAAGAACAGATATTAGAAACTACACAGAGGTAGATGATAACGTTTTATCAGATGCTGTTTTATCAACTATTATTAAAAACGCAGAAGATAGAATATTTAGAACCGTCGATGCAGATTATAATCGATTCTATGCTACTTCAGAAACAACCACAGGTAATAGATATATTACAGTTCCAACAGGAACTTTGATTATTAGATACGTTCAATTAACTAATCCTACAACTTCTGATCAAGTTTATTTAGAACAAGTGGACACTTCTTTTATGGCAGAGTTTTTTGCTGATCCTGACAATGCTAGTGATTTTGCTCAACCAAAATATTATGCAAACTGGGATTTTGATAATTGGGTTGTAGCTCCAACACCAGATCAAGCGTATTCTTTGACCATGGCTTATGTAAAAAAGCCTGATAGCATCACAACTTCAGCTTCTACTACCACTTATCTATCTGATAATGCTTTTGATCTGTTGTTGTACGCTTCTTTATCAGAAACATTTAAGTACTTGAAAGGGCCAACAAATATGCTAGATTTATACGAACGCTCTTATCAAGAGGCTATTCAAACGTTTGCTGTTCAACAACAAGGACGCAGACGCAGAGACGAATATACTAGTGGTGCTATTCGAACTCTTATTGATTCCCCACTACCAAAATATAAATAGGAGAAAACTTAAATGGCAAATATAATACCAGACGCTTTTAAAGAGGAAATCTTAAAAGGGACACATAATTTTGCTTCATCTGGTGGTAATACTTTTAAGTTGGCTTTGTACACTGATATCTCAGGATTGAGCACATCTACAACAGCGTTCACTACAACCAATGAAGTTAGTTCATCAGGAACTAATTATTCTTCTGGTGGTAATTCGTTAACGAATAATGGTGTATCTGTCCCTGGGAGTAACACAGCAGTCATCGACTTTGCTGATCTAACTTTTTCATCAGTGACACTGACAGCGGTAGGAGCTATGATTTACAATAGCACTAACAGTAACAAAGTTTGTTTAGTACTAGACTTTGGTGGAAGTAAAACTGCAACCAATGGAGATTTCATTATTCAGTTCCCTGCAGTAGGAGCGACAACAGCAATATTTAGAATCGCATAGAGGTTTTAATGGGATTCAAACTTAATGATAGGGTAAAAGAAACCTCAACCACAACAGGTACAGGTAACTTTTCACTGGCCGGAGCTGCAACAGGTTTTGAAACCTTTGCATCAGGTATCGGTGGCAGTAATACAACTTATTATTGTATTAACTTACCTGGTTCTGCTGAATTTGAAGTTGGTTTTGGAACACTAGACTCTGCAGGAACTACACTAACAAGAACATATATTGTATCTAGCTCTAACAGTGATGCCGCTGTTAATTTCTCCGCAGGAACTAAAGATGTATTTTGTACAATGCCTTCTGCGAAAGTGGGTTTACCTAATCCAGAAGAATATGGTTCTTCAAGTGCACCGAAAGTCATTACAGTCACTGTTGCCTCTAAATCAGGTAATCATCCTTATCAAGGAGTAGGTTCTGGTAACGCTTACTATTTCAATGGCTTAGAAGCACCGGCATTAAGATTATCAGGTGTTGATAGTTCTTATAAATATTATTATAGGTTTGATCAATCCGACTCATCTAACTCAGGTCACCCTTTAAGATTTTATCTAGAATCAGATAGATCAACTTCTTTTACAACAGGAGTTACTACAAACGGAACTCCAGGAAGTTCAGGGGCTTACACACAGATAGCTGTTGATGAAAATACTCCTAATATTCTATACTATCAGTGTTCTTCACATGCTTATATGGGTAATCACGTTACTTGTATTAGCAACAATATAAACTCTGATTTAAGTACCTTAGGTGAAGTTAGTGTAGGAACACTATTAAAACTTCCTACAAATACAGCCAATAAAATTCTCGTAGCAGACGGAACTTCTTTTGAAGAAGTTGATATGTCTGGCGATGCAACCATCGCGTCCGGCGGCGCACTGACCTTGGCAAACTCAGGTGTAACCGCGGCGAGCTATACAAATACAAATTTAACAGTCGATGCAAAAGGAAGGATAACAAGCGCTTCAAATGGTTCCGCAGGAGCCTCTGCAGGATTTGCAATTGCAATGGCAATCGCGCTTTGATATAAAAAATAAGGAGTAAAGAATGGCACAAAATTTTAGAAGATATACATCGAACGCAGTAGGAACTTCTGCAGCTACTCTCTTTACTGCAAACTCATATGACACTGTAGTTGGAATTTCTGTGTCAAATATCACAGGAAGCACGATTAATGTAGATGTCTATATTAATGATAGCTCTAATGATATTTACTTAGTGAAAGACGCACCCATTCCTCCAGGATCATCTTTGCAGGTTTTAGATGGAGGCGCGAAATTTGTAGTTGAATCGGGCGACGCCCTAAAAGTAGTTTCTGATACAGCGTCCTCAGCCGATGTGTGGGTTTCAGCGGTCGACGATATATCAACATAAGGAGTAATAATTGGGATACATTGGTAATACACCGGCTTTAAAATACGCAAGCTTCGCGGTACAGCATTTCACAACAAGTGCGACTACCACATATACGCTTGATAACCCCGTAGCAAATGAAAATGAAATCGCTCTGTTCATCAATAACGTAAGACAGGAACCTGGAAGTAGCTACGCATACACAGCGAGTGGTACAACACTGACGCTGAGTGCCGCCACAACAACATCCGATACAATGTATTGTGTGTTTATTGGTAAGGCAGTTCAGACTGTTACTCCTGCTAGTGGTTCTGTTACTAATGCTATGTTAGCGGGAAGTATTGCTACTTCTAAGTTAGCTGACGGAAGTACCTTTGCGACTACTAATGGTATTACTATGGCTGACCAATGGAGAGTAAATACAGACTTTACAGGAGATAACGCACCTATTTCTAGTAATTGGGAACAAGTAGATACTGGTGGACAAGGAACTTTAGGAACTGCTATGTCACAATCATCTGGTGTATTTACATTTCCCGAAACAGGAATTTATTTAGTTACTTTTCAATTAACTTATTATGCAGGTAATAGTAGTTCAAGAACAGATTTTTCTATTCAAGTTACAACTAATAATTCTTCTTATACTAATGTTGCACTAGGACAAGTTAATGGTCATTCAGGTGCTAATAATGCGTATGCAACAGCGTTTATAACTACTCTTATTGATGTAACAGATACATCAAATGTTAAAGTAAGATTTAAAAATAATAATCAAGATAATTCTAATACTATTCAAGGTAATACTAACTATAACGCAACTGGTGCAACATTTATTAGAATGGGAGATACATAAAATGGACATTAATGGCAGACCAAATCACATTGAAGATTATCTAGTTCGATTACATATAGGACAATG